AAAGGATATCCTCGTGTATTAAATCTTTTTCTTATAGAAAAATGGCCATCTCCATCGATATAGCCAGCCAAATAGGAATAATTTATAGTCATGATGTATATTTTAGACCATCCGTCATTTCTAAGTCAACAAGTAATAGCAATGAAACTCCATCCGGAGATCAACTTTCAGTAACAGATTTCAAGGCCGCGATTTCTTGGTACGGTTCGTACGTCACGATTACCGATCAAGTGCAGTTCGTGGTACAAGACAGGGTTAACATAAAGGCCCTGTATAAATCGGATCTAATTGACTTGGAACTCCTGGCAGCGTAGGGAATATGGAAGGAGAAATAAATTTAGATTTAGAAGAGAAAGCAAAGCCTATTCTGGAAAAAATGAGGCTCTGTAAAGACTACAATATTTACAGAAAACTTGCTGATGAACTTCTGGGTTTAGTTGAATCTCCTACAACTGTAAAGGACAACAAGGGCGAACCCGAAAGGGACGCTGAACGACTTAACGATCTGATCTCGAAAGAGAATGCGAAAGTCTGACCTCACAGGTAACTGTGAGAGGGAAATCCGAAGAGTTTTCCCCGCCTAATAATTGGGTCAAAGCCTAATTAATTAGGTCATGAAAGTAACAGATAGCTTAAATGAAGCGACAAAAGTATTGTCACTGCAGCTCGGTCTTACTATTGATACGCTCATACGCGATATGATGGTATCGACTGCTAGCACAATTGTGTGCAGCCATGGTAACAACGGTAATACACCGACCGAAATCAACGACCAGGACATCCAGACGGCTGTCATTGCGTTGAGACAAGGTAACGCTCGTCTTATGACGAATCCGATGCCAGGTGAGAACAAATTTGGCACAGCTCCAGTGCGTAGTTCTTATTGGGGCTTTATGAGTGTAGATTTGCAGGATGATTTGGAAGCTGTGACAAGCTTTACTTCTGCTGCGAATTATCCGAACCCAATGAATGCACTTGAAGCTGAATGGGGCTCTACACGTAACGTACGATGGCTTTTGAACACCAATGGTTTTAACAACGGTGCTTCAACTCCAGTGTACTCCAGCTTTTTGTTAGGTCAAGAAGCATACGGTGTAGTGCGCCTTGGTGCAAAAGAAGCCGAGTTTATTGTGAAGCCACTAGGAGCTAGTGGAACTGCTGACCCGTTGAATCAGCGTGGAACGGTAGGATACAAGTATCCTTTTGCGACACGCATATTGAATGACAACTGGATAACACGTTTAATTTCAACACACTCATAAGGAGGTTATATGGCTATTTATAGAACCGGAACCTTCAGTGTGGTTTCGACAGCAGCAGCGCAGAACTTGAATTTGGGTTTTGTTCCTAGTCTTTTCGTGGCAGAGGACCTTACTTTGCTTTCGTCAAGTGGAAGTGGTGCTAGGGTAGAATGGGACATCAATATGGCTGGTCTCGCTACTCCAATCACCAAGCTTTTGCTTACTAGTGGTGGAACAATCACGCAGAGCACGCTGACTACGACAGGTATTAAGCCTTTCCAGTCAAAAGATGCGGATTTGTTTACTCCACAGCAAGCTCCTTATACCACGACAACTGGTAATAGGGCGTATATTGGAGAGTCTACACTACTTGTTATCACAGGTCTTAGCAATGCAGCTAATGCTAGCGTTACAGCTACGCATAGCTTTACAAGCTCTGACATTGGTGTTACGGTAGTTACATTCCATGGCGTTGTAGGTATGACACAGATTAACGGCCTTTCCGGCGTTATTCAGACTGTGACATCTACCACAAGCTTCACAGTTAACATCAATACCACAAACTTCGGTACGTACGTAGCTGGTACTGCTGGAGTAACTGGTGGTTTTGCTAACGTGATTACGGGAGCTCCGGTGAATACTCTGTATGGAAACACATTGCTTCCAACAGCAGAGGCTAACCTAGGCTTTATTGGCTTGACATTGGGAACTGGTGTAGTAGGTGCTAGCGGCGTTAGCAATAGCGACGTGTGGTCTTACCATGCTTGGCTCCAATCTCCGGCAACAGGACCGTAAATGTAAAGCCGCTTTACATGAAAAAACCCTCCGGTTAGGGAGGGTAAACCAAGGTTTTTTTGGAGACTTTGAACCCTTTGGATGATTCAAAACGTGATCAATTTACCGATTAGGAAATTTAGTTGCAATGACGAAAAATCTCGCTGGTACAAATGTTCCTCCTGGAAATGGTGGCGTTACTTATCCAAGCCCTAACGAATGGCCTATAACCTATGTGGCTATCACAGGGATTACGCAAGGTATCAATACAAAGATAACAGCACCTAACCACGGCTTTACTCAAGGTCAGGTACCCCAAGTACAGGTAGATTTCTCGCAAGTGAAGGGCATGCAGCAGATCAATGGAAAGTTCGGCTATATCATCCAGGTCATAGATACAAATAATTTCGTCATAGCTTTGGATACCACGACATTTAGCCCCTATACCTCGGGAGGGTTTGTAAATATCAACGCATCAACCGGATCTCCTACAGATCCATTTACAAATACCTTTGCTTAATGTATTTTAAACATGAAAAAGGAGTTTTACAATGGCAGAAAAAAAGCTAGGTCAGTATGGAAAAGAGATCGTAGAGAAGAACATCCTACTTGAAAATCCAGATATTCCAATAGAACACAAGGTCGTTGTGGCTAAGGAAATGCCTAAGATGGTTGATATCATATTCAATAACTATCGAGATACGGGTGTTGCTATTAGCTTCCACTATGCCTCTGCAACGCATCCTCTTGGAAGGTACACACTAGTTCCAGGACAGAAATACACGCTTCCTCAAGAGATTGTAGATCATCTACATGGCGATATCCCATATGACCTGAAAGCGTGTCATGAGCCTATACATGGTATAAGACGTGATCTAGAGGGCATAAATCAGAGCTATATCAAAGATTATAAGCAGCTTTTTCAGTGCAAAATCGTTCGTACATGAGGTTGTATGGTCGTTTGGAACCTTGCGGAAATAATAACATTAGTTAGGGATCTTACTGGAAGCCCCTCTCAAGGGCAGATACCTGACAGTACGATCATAGATTTCATAAACACATACTATACATTTGAGATGCCTTTTGAGCTGAAGGAGCAAATAAACCTTCAGCCTTTAAACTTCTTTGCCCTTCCTAATATCGATGTCTATAGTTTTCCTGGAGCATTCCTCACAGACCAGCCAATGGCATATGCGGATGGGTTCCCTCTCATATTTTATCAAGACAGGGATATCTTTTTTCAAGATTGGCCACAACAGTACGCATCTGATCAAGTAGGTGCTGGAAATGGCGTGACAACGACATTCTCAGGATCTACGCAGAATTTTCCTGTAATTCAAGGAACATATCTCGTTACGGATGGCTCACAGGTCGCGTTTGATCAAAGCGATGGTTTTCTTTATCAGACCGTAGCGAATGTGAATATTCAGGTGGGAACAATCAACTACGTCACAGGCGTGTTTTCAGTGACGTTTCTTGCGGCTCCTGCATCAGGTACTACCATCTATGATAAATACCAAGGCTATCAACCAGCAAGGCCACAGGGAGTTCTATTTTACAATAATGTATTTACTTTTCGCCCTATTCCTGATCAGACGTATCAAATCACGATGCAAGGATATATAAATCAAATCCAGCTCGTAAACACAACAGATTCGCCGCTACAGACGGAATGGGGAGAACTCATAGGATATGGTGCAGCAATACAGATCTTTTCCAGGAGAGGTGATCTAGGGCAGGTGAATGCCTATTACCCATTGCTTAAAAGATACGAAAACATCGCGCTTGGACGCTACGTACAGCAGCTCGAGAGCGCCCAATCAGTTCCGAGGTTTTAAATGACTTTCTATCCAAATGCTCCGGCTCCTACCGATAATGTATCTACTTCTCAGGGCCAGTTACAGTCAAACAATCAGTTTTTATCATCAACAGCAGGAAATTCTGTTATAACCACAGGAGATCCAACAGGGTATTATCATCTTCCAAATGGTCTTATAATTCAGTGGGGAGCAAAGACTAATCAATCTTCTACTACGACAAGGACAGTGACTTTCCCAGTCGCTTATTCTGCTGATCCATATTCAATAAATGTGACGCCTCAAAGAGATACTGCAAGCCCAGGATCAACATTCGGTTTCTATATAGATGATACGACAGTTTCTACTACAGGTTTTAATATAATAAACATTTCAGGGCATGCATATGCATTCTACTGGATGGCAATAGGCCCAGCATGACAATAAGCTCATATCAGCCATTTCTGATAGGTCAAGGCCAGCAAAAAACAGGCTTGTTCACTTATCTCGAGAGCTGGATAAAACCGGATGATGCATGGGATACGCTTGAAAATGCCTATGTCTATAAGGGCGTTTTATATCAACGTCCTGGCATGCAACTTTATCAATCAGCCGCAGGAAATGGCTCTTTGGTGTATATTGATAGCGTTCAAATAGGTACAGGCAATGGCTCGAAGAAAACATTCAATTTTACATTCACAAAGCTTCCTGTGGTCGCAAATGCATCCTTTCCTACCGTTACTGTATGGGCTATTATAGGCGGTGTTGTACAAAGCATTACAGATAACGGAACGCCTCCTACAGGAACATTTACAGGAACTCAGGATAACGGATCTACAATTGTATACGCTACAGGTGTTCTCACTGCTAAGTTTGTAACGGCTCCTGATAATTCAACGCCTGTATGGGCTACATGGGGATATGTTCCAAATCAAATTACCACAGGCTCTAAAGTCTATAACCCTATAATGGGTATAAAGCAATTCACGAGTCCTACAACAGGAAAATCCATAACCGTTGTCATGGATACTCGTAGGGCATCTTTTTACGACCAGAACTCAAAAAGTTTTGTCGCTCTTAATCAGTTCTCACAAGTCATATGGCAGCAATTTTCTACTGCAACAACTACCGGAGGAATACATACCCAGTTTACAAATATCACCCCACTCTCAGTAGTTATTACAGACGGTCCAGACACAACAACCGATGATGGAGCAGGGAATATAATAGCCTCTGGAAATATTTCAGGGGGAACTGTGGTGTACTCTACGGGTATTGTAACAGTCACATGGACTTCAGCTATAACAGTAGGAGCTCAAGTAACGATTACAGCAGATGTCACAGGGGATTATTTTACAGGTGACAACACGAACTTTTTCAATGCCACAAACTGGAGATTCAACGATGTCCAGGGGGATTTTCTGTATTTTACTAACAATGTTGATCCCGTTACTCTTTTCAACGGTACTCAACTCTCTCGGCCTCTTTTTAATACTACACTAGCTGAAGTCCAGGATTTTTCTTATAGCAACGCAATAACTATAAAGACGACATTAGACATAAAAGTTTATAAGAATCGATTGTTATTTATAAGGCCTACTCTCGTAGGAAGCACAATACCTGAAGCGCAAACCGTGCGATTTAGCCAGCAGCAGACATTTACGACTTCTCCAACAGTTATATTCAGCTCTTATAATTTTGCAGCGGATGTAGCAGGAAATGGAGGCTTTGTAAATTGTCCTACAGGCGATTGGCTCATGGCAAGCCAGCTTATACGCGACATCCTTGTTGTATTTGCTACAAACTCCACATGGAATTTACGATTTACCGGATCAGCATTTGACCCCTATAGGTTCGATCAGATCAATAGCACAAGGTCTACAAGCGCCCCTTATGGTACGGTGCCTTATGATACAAACGCCACTTCTATGGGAATTAAGGGACTTATTTCATGTGATTCCGTAGCTGTAGATCGATATGATATACCCATTATCGATCAATTTGAACAGATACACCAATCGGGATTTGCGAATTGTTTTGCTCAGAAATATGACACCTTTAACCAAACCTGGATGCTATATCCTAGCGAATCAAATAATCTGCTCACAAATGACTCTGCATTGATATTTAACTATCTTGAAAACACATGGGCAACAGCTATACCGAATATGGGATTCCTTGCGACTTCTCCATCTTCAATAAATACGCTTTCCTGTCTTGGTCTTGGATTAAATGTGGAAGATATTACATGGGCAGATTTTGCACCAGGTTCAGGATCTGAAGTAGAAGGCCTTACTTGGTCAGAATGCAATTTCCCTTGGTTTGGGTTCCTCACGCAAACGCTCTCTTCCGTGCTTCTAGGAGGCGATCAGAACGGTTTTGTTTATCAGCTTTATTCCGGAGTTACAGACACAGGATTACCGGTAAAGACATTCTGTAGTACGAAGCGATTTAATCCTTTTGCTGCAAATGCCCTCATGGCACGTTTTGGGTATCTTGACGTCTACTATGAAATCAATACGCAGATCACACTTTCCTTTAATTTCTATGTAAACAATAGCGAATCCCCTTCCAATTCACAGCAGGTGACTCTAGATGGTCCTTTAGGTCAAAACTGGGCCTGGAAGCGTGTCTATCTAAACCTTGTAGGGGAATTTGTACAAATCGAGATAACTAATGAGGTTCCTACAGATTCAGGGCAATTTAATACAGGTGGAAGTTTTAAGATTTTGGGCATGATCTTACATGCATCGCCGGCAGGAAGAATAACTCCGAGCACATTCCTATGATTCCCTACCAGCCGTTCTTGAATCTTCCTCCGCAAACTGTAGTACCGAATCCTGTAGATGATACGCAGAACTTTCTTGAATTCATGAACAGATTTTATGAAGAAATAGGATTTATCGTAAATGCAAGGCAAATACCCTTCTATACTATTAACATATCAGATGTCGCAGAGGATATACCTAATCTTCCTCAATTCGGTGCCTATTTGGTATGTGTATCCGGAATCGCTTCTACGCAGCCTACTGGAGTATGGTCTCTTTGTAAATCAACTTCCACATTAGTGGGCTTCGGAGCTGAAATAACAAATCAGGCGGGCTCTGGTATATGGGCAGGAATAAATTTAACAATCTCAGCTACCGCAAATACGTTTCAGATATATCATGGATTGACAGGCACAACTGCTGTCTTCAATATAAGCGTATTTGGAACACAGGTAGGAACGGAGTAATATATGGCTAAAAAAGCAGCATACACAGGCACTCAGAAAAAAGCGCATAAGCAAGAAGCCAAAGCACAAAATGTACAGGCAAAGATCTATCAAAAGCAAGCACCTCAGGAATACAAACAAAGAAAAAGCGCTTCTCATAGAGTTACTCAAGTAGGAAAAGGGCGTCATATTCCAGAGTATGAAGGAAAGACCAAGTACGAGCCATCAAAGTTTAAGGCAGAGACGAAATACGAGCCAACGAAATTCAAGCCTGAAACTAAGTATGAGCACAGAACATTAGGACAACTTCAGAAGGATTTTGAACGTGCAGGCCGTGGATTAGAACCTATGTTTGAAGCCAGAAAACAAGCAGCTCTTGCGGATTATGCCCAGAATTTGGCTCCGGAAGTCACAGGGCAATACGGACAAGGAACAGCGGGATCTAGTGCTCTTTTCCAAGCTCAGAATGCAGCAAAAGCAAACCTTCAAAGAAATCTATCTGCTGATTTTGAAACAATGAGAAACAACATAGCAGGAAGTCTTTTAGGAGCAAGAGAACAACAACGACAATTTAGCGCACAGTTCGGAGGAGCTCAGGAAAACTTCTACAATCAACTTAGAGCTCAACAAGAACAATATAAATCACAATTCGGAGCAGGTCAAGAACAGTTCGGAGCTAATTTACGTAATCAACAACAACAGTTCGCTTCACAGTTTGGAGCTGGACAGGAACAAAACATATACAACTCGCAACTTCAGGCTCTAAATGCAAGACTTAATGCAAATCAACTCCTTATGGGTCATCCTGTAAATACAAACTTTACTGCTCTACAAAGCCCATATCTTCAGGCAGGTGGAGGGGCAGCAGGTCCTACTATAGGTCAAAGATATGCAAGTAGTACGGCAGGCGCAGCAACAGGAG